GTAGCAAAAGAAGTGGCTCAGAAAACAGAGCAGAATATCTGGAACGGTGCAAATGCCGTTGTTGGTTCTTTTGATGGATTCGTTCCATTGATGACTGCTGATGCGGCAGTACCTAAAGTGGTTGCTCCTGCGGCAGTTGATGCGGCAAATGTAATCGCTGAACTAGGCAGAATTGTTGACGCAATTCCTTCTGCTCTTTACGGAAAAGAAGATTTATACTTATACGTTTCACAGAATATTGCTCGTGCTTATGTTCGTGCATTAGGAGGATTTGCGGCGGCAGGAGTTGGTGCAAATGGTGTAAACAATGAAGGTACACAATGGTGGAACAACGGAGCATTAACCTTTGACGGTGTCAAAATATTTGTTGCTCAGGGATTGCCTGATGACCATGCGGTTGCGGCTGAGAAGACCAACCTATACTTCGGCACGGGCTTGATGTCAGACATGAACCTTGTTAAGGTTTTGGACATGAGTGATCTTGACGGATCGCAGAATGTGAGAGTAATCATGCGATTTACTGCCGCAGTACAATACGGCATATCAACTGATTGCGTTCTTTATTCTTAATTTATAACCTAAAGAGGGCATTTAGGGATCAAACCCTGCTTGCCCTTTTTTTAAACAAAAAAGATTATGGCATGTTTATTAACAAAAGGCAGAAAGCTACCTTGTAAATCAGCTTTTGGCGGGATTAAAGCCGCTTATTTTATAAACTTTAACGGAACGGGAACGGGTCTTGGAACGGTAACATTTGATGCTGATGGGCAAATTGATACGGCTTCCCTTTCTGGATCAATGGAAGTTTATCAGTATGACGTGAAGGGTGCTTCTTCATTGGAGACAACAATCACAAGTTCAAGGGATACGGGAACGACTTTTTATACTCAGACTTTAAGTTTGACTTTCACTTATCTGGATAAAGCGACTCAGCAGGAAATTCAATTATTGGCTCAATCTAGACCACAAGTTGCGGTTGAAGATTATTACGGGAACATCTTTCTTGTAGGGTTGGAAAATGGAGCAGAATGCACGGGGGGAACTATTGCCACGGGAACGGCGGCAGGAGACCTTTCAGGATTCACTTTAACAATGGAAGGAATTGAAGAGACGGCGGCACCTTGGATATTATCAACAATAATTACGGGAGCAACTCAAGCAACTCAAATTGATCCAACGGCTTAAATTTAGTTTTGGTTAATTAATGGAAGCAGTCTTCGGGGGGGGACTGCTTTTTTTCTTTCATTTTCAAAAATATCAATGAAATTACGTTATACTATTAGATGATAATACTAAGAACCTCCGCAACCGCTCAAACGCTTACCGTAATCCCTAGAGAATACGTCACAACTTTTAGCATGGACATTCGTGATGATAGTACAAACGTCACTACTATTTATGAAATAACAACGGCAACAACGGTAGGAAATTACCTAGTATTTAATAATACCTTTAACCCTATTTTAGTTGAAGGTCATTTTTACGATCTTAGATTGTACATTGACTATAATATCTGGAATACAAACTTTAATCTTTGGGAAGCAGAAAACACTAAATGGAACGAAACTAATACTTTTGTTTCTGAAATATTCTCAGATCGCATCTTTTGTACAGATCAAACCATTGATCAAACGAAGAATGAGTACTACGAACTTAACGAGGGGCAGTATACTTATAACAATTCCTACAACAATGACTATATTGTAACATCATGAAAAGGAACAAAAAAAGCACATTACCAAATATCTCAGTAAAACAGAATAAAAATGAAACTGAGATTGGAGTAATCAACTTAAGCACATATACTAGTCCAGAAGTTAAGGAGGTTGCAAACAAGGATTGGGTATCTTATGGAGAAGATAATAACTATTTTCAATTCTTAATAGATAGATACAATGGTAGTCCAACAAACAACGCCGCTATCAATGGGATTAGCCAAGCGATTTATGGCAAAGGATTAAATGCTACGGATGCGGCAAGAAAGCCAGAGCAATATGCTCAGATGGTTTCTCTGCTTCACAAGGATTGTGTGCGTAAAGTTTGTTATGATTTGAAATTAATGGGTCAAGCGGCAATGCAAGTAATCTATTCAAAGGACAGAAAGCAGATTGCTAAAATAGAACATTTCCCAATTGAGACTTTAAGGGCAGAAAAAGCAAATGATGACGGAGAAATACCTGCATATTACTATTTCAAGGACTGGACTGAAATCAAACCAAGCGATAAGCCTTTAAGGATTCCTGCTTATGGGATGTCAAAGGAGGCAATTGAAATTTATTACATCAAACCTTATCGTGCAGGATTTTATTACTATTCACCCGTTGATTATCAGGGTGGCTTGCAGTATTGTGAACTAGAAGAGGAGATTAGTAACTACCATTTAAACAATATCATGAACGGATTGAGTCCGTCAATGCTTATTAACTTCAATAACGGAACTCCAAATCAACAAGAAAGGGAATTAATTGAGCAAAGGATTGCATCTAAATTCTCAGGCAGTTCAAACGCAGGCAAATTTATCTTAGCATTTAACGATAACAAGGATGCTCAAGCTGAAATAACACCAGTACAACTATCAGATGCGCATAACCAATACCAATTTCTTTCAGATGAAAGTGCAAAGAAGATAATGGTTGCGCATCGGATTGTTTCCCCTATGCTTTTGGGTATAAAAGACAACTCAGGATTAGGGAACAATGCAGAGGAAATAAAGACCGCAAGTCTATTAATGGATAATACTGTCATTCGACCATTTCAGGAGTTGCTAATCGATTGTTTTGATACTCTGCTATCCTACAATGGTATCTCATTGAACCTATACTTTACAACTTTACAACCTTTAGAGTTTACAGAGGTTGATAAATCACTTCAAGACAAAGAAGAGATTGAAGAAGAAACGGGAGTCAAGATGAGCAGAGAGATAAGCGGTCAAATTGCTTATGATACTATTGAAGAGGCTGAAAGTATGGCTGAGCAAATGGGTTGCAAAGGACATCATGAGCATGAGATTGAAGGGACAATTTACTATATGCCTTGTGAATCGCATACAGATTTGAAGGCACCTTGTTGGGATGGATACGAGCAGATAGGATTCAAGGACAAGAATGGAAAAAAAGTACCTAATTGCGTCCCAATTGAGGCGAGTAAACAAGATTTATCATCTCAAGACTTAGATGAATTTCTTTCTTTGGGAGAGGATGAAGAAGATTTTTTAGGCAAATATGATTTGATTGACGTGTCAGAAGTTGACTACGAAAAAGATCACGAATTTGATGAGAAAATAACCGAATTAAATAGACCTGAAATATCAACATTACAGAAGGTAATTAACCTAGTAAGTACGGGAGATGCATATAAGAATAGAAAATCAGATCAAGACGGGAAAAGCAAACAAGATCCATCGTTGAAATTTCTGGTCAGATATCAATATGCTCCTTTAAAGACACAAGCAGAGACAAGAGATTTCTGCAAAGCGATGGTAAGAGCAAAAAAGATATACCGAAAAGAGGATATTCTTGCTTTAAGCAATAAAGTAGTCAATAAAGGATTTGGCAAAGGAGGCTCTAGCAAGTATTCTATCTGGCTTTATAAAGGAGGAGCGAGATGTTACCATAAATGGTTCAGGAAAACCTACGTTTTAAAAGAGGATCGCAATTTAAATAAAGAAGGCATCAAGAAAAAAGATGAAATAACAAGCACAAAAGCAAAGTCTTTGGGATTTAGAGCGCCAATTAACAATCAATTAGTACCCGTTGCTCCCAGAGATATGCAATTTGAGGGATATACAAAAGCATATTGGGACAAGATGGGATTTACAAACACGGCAAATTAAAGTTATGGCAACAGCATTATTTATAAATAGGACAGACCTTGTTAGAAACTCAATACTTGATGGCAATGTTGATACGGACAAATTTATTCAGTTCATAAAAACGGCTCAAGTAGTGACTATTCAGCAGTACATGGGGACTAAATTGTACGATAGAATTGCTGATTTAATTTCAACGGGAGACATTGATCTTCCTGCAAATGCCGCATATAAAACCTTGCTAACAGAGTATATTCAGCCGATGCTTATCTGGTACTCTCAGGTGGATTACGTTCCGTTTGCGGCTTATCAAATACGAAACGGAGGCATTTATAAGCATTCATCTGAGAACTCAGAAACGGTTTCAAAGGATGAGGTTGACTTTTTAGTAGAAAAATGCAGGACTCAGGCAGATTGGTATTCCAGAAGATTTATTGATTTTATGGCTTTTAATCAGACAACATATCCAGAGTATACTTTAAATACAAATGATGATTTATACCCTAGTTATGATGCAGTTAACAACGGTTGGGTATTATGAAGAAAATAAAGATCAAGGATAAAAACGCAGAAAAACTTAGAATTTTCTTGCTTAAAATTGAAGAGATAAAAAAAGAAAAAAATGGCAACTCTATTTAATACCAGAATAGCAGACACCTATCAAGGACTGCTCAAGACGATTGATAACGGAATTTTAGGTGCAGGATTTACTGAAATAAGTGACGGCTCTGGAAACGGGACAAGCGTTTTTTTAAACACTAGCGGAGACATTCAGGCAACGGGCATAATTTCTTTTGGATCATTAAAAGATATCGGGGAAAATATTACCATTACGAAGTTTGTTGATGCGGCAGATGGCTTAATTAACAACGATAATGACACCACAATCCCAACGAGTGCGGCTATTATAGATTATGTGGCTACTCAAATCACTCTTGAAGACCTAGATTTTACTGGAGATGGAGCAACAAGCGGATCAGTTGATCTTGATTCTCAGACTTTCAATATAATAGGAACTGCAAATGAGATCACAACAAGCGCAATAAATCAAACTTTGACAATAGGTCTGCCTAGTAGCATTACTATTTCGGGAATACTAACTGCAACAACTTTATTAGGTGACTTAAATGGCACGATTAACACGGCTACAACTGCCGTTACTCAGCCACTCGGCGACAACTCTACAAAGGTCGCAACGACTGCTTTTGTTGATAGGGTTATAACTGCTCAAGATTTAGATTTTGCAGGAACAAGCGGCAACGGATCGGTTGATCTGGATTCTCAAACATTGACAATTCAAGGAACAACAAATGAAATAACAACGGCGGCAACGGGTCAAACCTTGACGGTTGGTTTACCTAGTTCAATTACTACTGATTTAGTCGGAAACGTAACGGGTAATGTCACGGGTAATTTAACGGGAGACGTTACGGGTAATCTAACGGGGAACACGAATGGAATCCACACGGGAAATGTAATTGGCAATGTCACGGGAGATGTCACGGGTGACCTAACGGGCAACGTAACGGGTAATGTAGTAGGTGACTTGACGGGTAACACAACGGGATTACACACGGGCAATGTTGTCGGTAATGTTACGGGCGATCTTTCTGGAGATGTAACGGGAAATGTAACGGGTAACGTAGTAGGAGACCTCACGGGTAACGTCACGGGGAACGTAGTTGGAAACGTTACGGGAGATTTGACGGGTAACGCTGACACGGCAACCGCTTGGGCAAATGGAAGGACAATAACTTTGACGGGAGAAGCCACGGGAGTCACTCCTTCAATAGATGGCACTACGAACGTCTCTGCGGCTATTACATTGACTAACTCAGCAGTAATAGATAAAGTGCTGACGGGGTTACAAAGTCCCGCAGGAGCGACTATATTGGCTACTGATAGCATGTTGATTGCTTTCGGTAAATTACAAAGCCAAATAAACGGAATTGCCGAAGGATTACAATATCAAGGATCATGGAATGCTTCTACAAATACTCCTACTTTAACAAGTAGCGTCGGAACTCAAGGATTTTACTATATTGTAAATGTCGCAGGATCAACAAACCTCAATGGGATTACCGATTGGGAGGTTGGAGATTGGGCAATATTCTCAACTACGGGAGTATGGCAAAGATTAGATCAAACGGGAGTACAAGGCACGGGAACAACGGGAACACTAACCAAGTGGGCAACGGGTTCAACGATATCTGATTCAATCGTTTCAGAATCGGGAACGGCTTTGACCGTAACGGGATCGCTTGACACAACTTTAGGATCAAATATTGCGGGAGATTTCTCAGTAAACACAAATAAATTTACGGTTGGATCAGCAACGGGCAACGTAGTTGCATCGGGACAACTACAAGGCAACGATTTGGATATTGTTACTACCTCGGTTTTGTCGGGAAATGTGACAATGAGTGCGGACGCATCGGTTGGCGGAACGCTTACAACTGCAAGTCCCGTCATTAATACGGGCATATCTGGATCAGCGGTTTTAGATGATGACACTTTCGCAACGGCATCAGTGACAACGGTAGCAACATCGGAAAGCATCAAGGCTTATGTAGACGCTCAAGATCAAGGAAGCGGAACGGTTGGCACGATTGCTAAATTTGCCACATCAACAACCTTTAATAATAGCGTAATTACTCAAGGAGGTTCGGGTGGCACAGAGTTATTTTTAGGTGGCGAAACTTACATACCATCAAACGAATTAATTGTCGGAGCAAATAATCAAAATGCGGCTACCGAACGTATAGAACTTGACGGGTCTGGAAATCATATTGGCGGAGGAAATGTCATAATTTCTCACAACAGAAATCTAGACATTGGAACGAACGATGCTAATTCTTTTGGCATCTGGACAACAAATCAGCAACGATTTAACATGTCATCAGGTGGTACGGCTACTTTTTTTGGTAACCTTATTGGTACATCTGCTACTTTTAGTGGTAATGTAACGGCGTCGGGTGGATATTATTATGGACAAAGTACAAATAGTTTTGTTAGATTAGATAATACTATAGGTTCTCAAATT